ACGCTCATTCTCTTTGTCAAAATATAGCAGTGCATATCTTTTTTTAGTTATAAACAATCCCTTGGATGCTACTAATTCTCGACCTGCTCGTATCACATCTCCTCGTGTTTTTGGACAATGGAATGCTCGAGTCATAAAAGCAGTGAATGTATCATTGACTTCTTCAGCTATCTTATCATAGAGAGCAATAATATTTTCTTTAGCCCATGGTATCTGCCCTGAATCTATTTCTTTTTTTAATGTGGCATAGGCAGAAAAATATACAGAGTCTGTGTCACCATATATCACACTCTCACCTAAATGATCATATTTGCCTGCAATAATTTCATTAGTCTTAGCAGCCATGTGTTGTGTGATACATCTGCCTGTTAGTGTTACGCTTTGTCCTATACGCATGTCAAAGAAACGACAACCTGGATTTAGAATTGCTCCATAAAGAGAATTCAGATTAATTTTCTTAACTAATTGTCTTTTATCCCAAAACTCTCGCTCAATCTCATTGTCTCCGCATTCCGACATTTTGTTTTGCATTTCTTTTCTTTCAGCATACCATCTTTTTAACAATCCTGGTATTACACCTTCAAATTCATATGTGAATACAGTACCATTAGCTGAGATCATCCACTGTCTGTTGCCATCAAACACAAGATCATACAGTTGTGCTGCACTCATTCTCACACTAGTTCCATCTTCCCAATCAATGATCAATTCTGTGCCTTTGTCTTTATTCATTACTGCTTGATATTCCCAACAACCAAATTGTCCTTCCCATGCAGTGGCAAATGATTTGCCTTGGTGTTTCGCTCTGTTTATTTCTGCTGATGTAATTACTGGGCGTATCTGTCCCACGATAGTTTCTGGACCCATGTTCAAAGCTCGAATCACAGATGGATACAGTGAATTTATATCTACAGATCCAAGCCAGTCATGTATGCCTTTTTTGGGATATGCCACATACGCTCCTGCTGCTGATTCTACAGGTGCGTTCTCATCTCTTCTCACTCTGCCTGGCACAATCATGCCTCTTCGATGTGCTTCATTAATGATTGCTTGTTCTGTAACTGCCACTGCTCCCATGGTAGTTTGTAGCAACACAGTGTTCTGATGTGCAATCTCATTCGCTAATTCAATAAATTTTAATTTCTTCTCTAATTTTGCCAAAAGATTACAGTCTTGTCTGTTGTATTCTATAAACATTCCAAAGTCATTGTTGTACAATTGGTCCAATGATCCTTCATACACAGTTTTCTTCTCATCTAATTCCCATTCACCTATCGCGTCCAAACGATAACTGTGACGTTCTTCGTAGGTATATTTCCTATATAATTCTAATAAATCTAGATGTACTCTACCAATCAAATCATAACTGATCTGTTCTCTGCCGTATTTTTCAAATGTTCTTTTCTTGGGTTTTTCTCCCCAAAAACACAATCTTCTAGTATCATCTGAACTTAATACTTTCTGTATTCTTCCCACAGTATAGGGTATATCGTATCCTTCTGAATTCCATCCACTGATAACATCTCCCTCGTCTACTAGAGTTAAGAAAGCATCTAGCATGTCTTTTTCTTTATCGAACAACATAACATTGCTGAATCTTTCCACTTGCAATTTGGCATCTGCCATGCTCAATCCTTTGGGAGGCACTGCAAAAGTTACGAGCTGATCTGTCCAGTTGAGATAACAAGTTATGGCTGTGATGGGCATAAAAGGATCATCTGTGGTAGAATATCCTCTTTGTGGATCAAAGTCCACTTCAATATCAAAAAATACTATATTAAGTTTAGGAGCATCCTTGCCCAAGTAATTCTCTTCAAGACAACGAAACACAGGATTAATATCCTGCTCATATAGTTTTTTATTGCTTCTTATTCTTTGTTCTTTTATAAATTCTTTAAATGTACCGCAGGTAACTTTTTGTAGAGTTTCTCCATGTATGCTTCTATGTTTACCTTTAGGATCTGGATAATAAAAAAGATATCTTGCATCGTAATCCACAAATCTTCTCTGACCGTTGGCATCACGTTCTACTACCAACACTTTGTCATCATCTCTGCGATAATAAGCGTCTATGTAACTCATTTAAAAAAATACCTTGTAATTGCCGATGCAGTTCATTATAGTGAACCAGCTAGCCAACATAGTTAGCCATAGATTCTTTCTACGATATGCAGAATAGGCCATGGTAGAAGATCCTACTAGATAAAAAGGAAATACTAAATTCATGTGCGGATAAGGACTAGTAAATGTTAATGTTATAGAACCAACTAGAGTGAATATCAGAGAAACAAATTCATAATAAAAAGCAATCTTGTCAGTACGATAACTCTTAATCCAAAATTCTTTTACAATACCATACACTAGATCTTGCCCGCTGCGGCTAATATGCTGTCTAACATATCCATGTCATCGGCAACAGCTTTGTAGTTGTCTTTGTGAGCGATTGCAATGGCTTTGTTGATCAATGCTGGTTTGAGTTCTAATTCTTCTGACAGTGCTTTTACTGTGTCTTTAAGACCAGATTTAAGATCATCTATTTCTCCTAAAACTTGTGATCCTTCTTTGATCAGTTGTATTAGTTTTGTTTTTTCTGCTTCGTTGAAATTTCTTCCTGACATTTTTATCTCCTTTATAATTGTTATTGTGTATTATACAACTTCGAGATGATTAAATCAATTACTTTTTTAAGATTTAATGATGTTGTTCCAACAAGATTCAAACCAAATTTTTAAATTTCCTTGAATTGCTTCTGGTAAGATCAACTCGCCTGATGTTTTGGAATAACTGATACTTTCTAAAATGGTGTTTATTGCTTCATTTTTGGTAAAAATTTTCTTTTCTGCTAAACTTGCTTCCAATTTAGGTTTCTTATTATTTTTTTTCATAGCAATTGCAATTGCAGCTTGTTGTGCTGGATTATTTGCTTCTGTTACACTTTCGTTAGGCACACAGTTTCTTACTGTTTTGCCAGTTGTGTTAGATTTCTTAGTACCCTGTGCATGATAACCGGTCCAGCATTTAGTATATCCGTTGCTATCTTTTTGGCCTTTCTTAATTTCATCAAGATTGCCGTGTGTTTGACACATGCCGCAGTCAGGACATGTTAATTCCATCGCGATTGATTCATTGTGTTTCTTCTTGCCAGCACAGTGAGCTTTTTGACTGAAACCTTTAGGATGAGAACAATTGATTGAACTCTTATATTTTTGTGACCATTTTTCACCTAATTCAACTGTTTCTTTTTTAGCAGTCTTGGCTGCATCTTTCCAATCTTGTGGAGAAGGCGCTTTTGGATTATTTTTACTACGACTTATACCAGATTTTTTTCTTTTGTTTATATAATAATAAAGACCTTTTTTGGCAGCTTCTAATGCAGTTATTTCATTGGTATCAACAAGTGGTCCACCTGTAACCCAAGCATCGCAGGTCCTACGACTAGCACATTTAAATTTCAAAAACTTACAATAACCTAAATCCCCAGCTTCAATCACACCTTCAGCATCAGAGGGATCATTGCTGTCAATACCTTTAGCAATACAGTTCAACGTATGCTGACGTTGATCAAAAGCCGCACAATTACCACAGAGACTTTGTTGGGCTTCTTCTATACTGTCTAGATTCCATTCTTTTACTTTTCTCTGCCAAAAATTATCGTTAGGCAAATCTGGATTTAGAGGACCATAACCATACTCATCTATGGCTTTTTGTCTGTTTTTAAGATTGAGTGTAATATCCTGTGTAGCCGGAGGACATATATTTTTAGAATTTTCACTTTCTCCCATCATATGTACAGGTTCTTTCATAAAATCTTTAATACTGCGTAAACCTCGGGATCCTGCACTGTTGGGTCTTGCCACTTGTGTGTCAACATCTGCATGGCCTTGATCTTTAAGACGTATTATATCATCTAAATAACTTCTATAAGAAAAAATTGGTATGTGGCTCATGTGTGTGTATTTATCTCCATGGAACCATCTTGAAACGTTCTCGTTCTATACCAAAGAACTTGGTTTTCCAAGCACTCTGCTCAAAAAATCCCAAATGATGCCATTCCGATTTTCTACGAATCATTTCCCTAGCAGCATGATCCCAGTCTATGGATAGTAAAAATTGCTCTATGTATACTTTTTTATCATCAATCTCTTGATGGCTGAATCCGTCATATTCCCAATGTAACAACTCAAACACATTGCCCAATTCATCCACATAATCCACACTGATGTCCATACCCCATTTGGGACGCATTTTTATTAACTTGTAAATTAGATTATTTTGTTTTGCCCACTGTTCCAATTGAGATAGAGCTGCTCCAGTATAACCTTTTCTCTCAAACAGTAGAGCATGATTAATATGAGCGCCAGTTACTGATTTCTCTGTATCATAAAACCAGTCTTTTTTTAAAGCATAGTGATTAGGACGATGCCAACGACCTGCTTGTCCATTAGATTCAGCATATAATCGTTCTAGTGGGGTGAGATCATATCCATTCTGATCAAATAATTCTGTTTGTTCCATAGCAGGAACATACTCCTGAGCAATAGTTTTATCAAAATAAGGATTGGGATTAAATTGATTATTGGTTGGTGTTAATTTCATACACCAATATTTATTTAATTATTTTTTTAATTCTGTGTTTTCAAAATGTTTAGAATAAGGACGACCTTTGGCAAATTCTCTGCCATATCTAAATTCTTGACCTTGTGCTAATTCTTTGGCAGAATATCCTGGACGTACAACTCCAGCAGCATGTTGTTTAGCAAAATCTTCTCTATTCTTAAAGAACGCTTGGATCTCATCTGAAGTCATTCTATCCAATTTAGCTTTAGTCTGTGCCATGCTAGATGGCAACCTAGAACCTGCCTCATCTATATTTTCTGAAAGCTCGTCTGTGTATGGAACTGCCGCAGATTCGTCGACCATGTCATCTAGAATATCTATAAAGTCTTGTTTTGGATGCATAGAATGAATTACCACCGAATCATAAGCACCTTCTGCCGGCGTCACATCTACTAATAAACCGTGTGTTCTTTTTAAAATTAATTGTTTGATTGTCTCAGCATCTTGCTCTGACACTGGGTTTTCTGGAGAGAAGTCACCTGCCAATTTAACAACGTGTGCATGTGTTTCATCTTGTCCTTCGTATCCTGATGCTTCATCTGTTGTTATTTCTTCGTTGGCTTTTTTAAGTGCATTGGCAACACTGGGATGAGTTGATAGGCCCTTAGCAAGTTTTTCTATAGTATTCACTGCACCGGTGTAATCACCGCCCTTGTATCTAGGATCATTTAATATGTCAAATGCTTGTTCTATTTGTTTGTCTGAATATTTTTCTTTTTCGTCACCGTATTCTTGCACCACTTCTTGTGCCTTGGTTTCTTCTTTTTCTTTTTCTTTGATAACTGCTTGTTCTAATTTTTCTGCGTCTGCAATAATTTCCTTAGTTTCTGGAGTTTTAACAAGAAAGTTTGATGATTCTTCATTGTAAATTGCTTCATTGTCTGAGATATCATTATAAAGTTCAACCAATGCTGATTCGTCACATGATTGGATATATTCTTGTATGTTTTTTTGTACCACTTCTCTGAATGCTTTTGCATCATAGGTTTGTTCTTGTTTTTGCTCTGCTTTTAATTCTGCTAGCTTAGATTCTAATTCGGCAATCTTGTCTAGTCTGTTACTTACTTTCTTTGCTTCTTTAATAATTTTTCCTGCAATAGATTTGTCTGATTCTTCTATGGCTCGTGTGATATCGCTCTTTCCCCCAGTGATTGATTCTATTAATTTTTCCGCTTTGGGAGAAATTTTTGTAGGTTCTTTGAATTCTTTAATACCAGCTAATTTTGCAATATCAGCTAGAGTAATTTGACGATCATCTAATACTCTTGGTTCTTGCCTAGCAGCTTCCAGCAATGACTGTCTTTCTTGCTCGGGAGTAGTATTGCTCATCTCATTTAAACGTTTAACTAGATCTGCAAACCCATCGTTGTATGTTTTACGTGCCATATGAAGTATTTATTAAAAGCTCTATTATAATAATATATTATTATTTAACTAAATTCTAGCTGTTTTTTGCTGGTTGCGGCTGTTCTTTTTGCTTATTATAGTCTTTTGCTGGTTGTGTTAGTTTGGATATTATACGACCTTTAAAATTACGCGGAGAGGCTTCTTTAAATTTTAGAGCAGGAGTGGAAGGTTTATAATCTGCTGGCATAAATTTTACATATTTGTCTTGTAATTGTTTTACCGTGTTTAGATCTTTGCCTGAATCTAGGCTTATTTTAGCAACATCAATGTCATGTTTGATTGATTGAGACAATTGCTTGTCTCCCTTTTGATCAGCTATCGTGAGTGCTTTGTTCATGGCCTGAATTGCAGGAATACTATTATTCATGGCATTGTTGATAGATCCTATACCTGCTACACTGCCTACAATAATTCCAGCTGCAGCAACTCTTTTCAACCAGTCTTTAAGACCCTCATCTAGTTCTGCTTCATTGTTTTTTCTATTCTCCTGTGCATGTTCTTTTTCGAATTGATGTACTCTTTTCTTGAGTATGTTTAACATGCCAGGTTTGGTTTCTATATCATCTACCGGTGTTTCGGTGGCTAGAATCTCATCGATATTCTTTTTCATTATTTCGGCATGTTTGTCATGTAGGTCACCTATCTCTTCTCTGTAAGGATTAAGTTTTTGATAATCTTCATAGTGATAAACTGCATCCAGCATATCTACCGCTGTGTTCATTTTACTTTGTACCCAACCTTCGATATCGTCTCCGGGTCTTACTAGTGAAGAAATTCTAACAGCTGATTTTGCTATAGAATATAACTGTGATTTAGACATGTGTCCTTCACCTGCATCTTCTTGGTATACATTTTCAGTCTCGAGATATTCTGCTACGCTGTTGACATGTTCTGTGGCAACATCAATTTTTCTAGCCACCCAAGATTCCATTTCTTGATCGTTGCTTAATAGATTGTGAATTTTTATTGCATATTTGCCTGCTCTAATAGCCTGTGTAAGGAACATGCTGGCTTCGTATGTGTCTGGCTGTACGGGTATGTTTAATTCATTGATCTTCATATGCTAATATTTAGTTATTTTTTTCGCATTTGTCACAAGAGCAAGTCTTGCACACTTCAATGTACCATTCTCTAGAGACTTTATTATCTATTAATTCCACTTCTTTTCGAGTCAATTTTTTCTTACAGTGCGAAGACCCACCGCAATTAACACAATATGTTTTTTCTTTATTTGACATAATCTTTGTTCTTTTTAGCCCACTCTTTTTTTTCTTCGTTTATTACATGTTCTTGAGGATTATTAATCTTTTTCCCTTCCATACTTTTAATATTATTAAAATTAAATTTTTTCTTTTTCATTATCTTTTCATTAAAGGACCACCAAAAAGACTCACACCGGATAGTTCATGTGCACCTTTGATAGTACCATCTGCATGTTTCTTTTGCATTACCTTGGGTACTCGTGGCGCTTTAGTACCAGAATGTCCTGGAGTTCCTGTATAACTTTTCATGCCTCTATCTTTACCTATAGCAATGTGTGGTGATACCACATGAGCTATATTACCTGCAGATGTTGCACCTGCTGTGGCCTGTTCTCTAATCAGTATTTCTTTGATTCGCATGCTGTTTATACTTATCAAATATGACTTTTATTAAATATTCTTGAAATCTAAATCTATAAGGTTTTAACAATTTAGGCATAAAAATTTTGTATTTTTTTATTAAATTACAGTTGACAATACCACTACCTCCCAGATTCTGCCCTTTTAAACTTTTAAAAAATTGTTTGTTATTTCCTTTCCATTCTAAGTGATCTAGAAGATCAAATATTTCATTTTTTGCCGTATAAAACCAATTAGAATTTTCTAATTTTTTTCTATTTCTCATTATTTGATTGAATCTTAAATATAAAGTTTCATCTATAGGAATCAAAATACAAGTACGTAATTGTAAAAGAGTATTCTTTGTTATAAAACCATTGTTGTAATTATTGTCGTCATTAGATATTTCAATAGATAAATTTATTTCTTTTAAATTATCATCTATATCTAATTCATAAAAATAATTATTTTTTGTTTTATTATTTAAAAAATTATTAATTGAAAAATTGTTAATTTTTAATATTTCTTCTTCTGTTAATGGTTCTAAAAATTCTTTTTTAATTCCTAAAGAATTTCTAATATTTTTACGATCATACAGAAGATTTTTAACAAAAATTTCATCTGGAAAATGTTTAATAATAATTTCATCTATCAATTTATTATCTACGAATATCCTAGCTCGTGGTTCTTTTTTATAAACATCGCAATCAAATCCAACTACCAGCAAATATCTCATGCTGATACTTATTTTTATTTTTTATGACCTTGACGCATGTTGATCTGCCAATGTGCAAGTTGTTTTTTGCGCGGAGAAGCAGTTTTAGAACTGCGTATTTTTTTTAACTGTGCTATGGTAGCACCTTTGGGTATGCCGGCCCTTTTAGAATCGCCAGGACGACCTGGACCTTTGCCATCTGCAAAGTTTTCTTTGATCCATGTATCTGGTATTTCATCATATTGATCAACCCACATGTCATGCAACTTCTGTCCACTGATACCATGCGACTTGGCAATGCGTGTCATTAGTGTGTCAATAATATCATATACTTGATCTTCACTGGCATGTTGTAGTACAGATTTCCT